CGGCGTTGTTGCCGAGTCCCATGCCGCGCGCGGCGATGGCGTTGAACGTCCCCTTCACCTCGATGCCGCGAAGCGTGTCGCCGATAGCCTTTCCCGCGGCCTTGAGTTTCTCCGCGATGTCGTCCACGACCGACGGGGGCGGTTCCTCGCTTTCGGCTTCCGCGCGCTTGCGGGCGGCCTCACCGAGGGCGTCGCGCCATTCCTGCTTGGCCTTGTCCACGGCGTCCCGCGCGGCGCGAAGCTCCTCTTGGTACTTCTTCCGGCGGGAGGCATGTGCGGCGGCGGCTTCCTTGTCGAGTTCCGAGACCGTCCCCTCATAGTCCTGGCCGATGCGGGCCATGTCGTCCTTGTACTGCCGCTCGCTTTCCTTGAGCGCGGCGTCGCGCTTCCGTGTAACTTCCTGGTTGGCGCTGGTCGGTCTCGGCGTCGATGTTCTTGTAGCCCTGCTCAAGCGCCTCGGGGGTGAGGTTCTCGTCCCACAGGCTCATGACTTTCAGAAACCCCTTGGTCAGGAATCCCTGAACGGTGTTCCACGCCTTCTGAACGCCCGACGTGAAGTTGGTCCAGACCTTCGAGAGGAAGTTGACGGTGATCACCCAGAGTGCGCGAAGGCCGTCCAATGCGCCGGCGAGAATCTTGACCGCGCCGTAGAAGGCGTCGGTCGCGGTCTTCATGAAGACTTCCTTGAAGGCGACCCACCACTCGGTCAGCCAGTGGATGCCCTTCTGCCACTCCATCTTCAGCGTCAGCCAGAGGATCCTTGCCGCGAGGCCGAAGTCGCCCGCGATGAGCGCGTCCTTGATGCCCTGGAACGCTTCGAGGGCCGTTTCCTTGAGCTTCTTGAATCTCTCTCCGAGCCACTTCAGCAGCTTGCCGCCGTATCCGCCGGCATAGGCCATCCCGGCGGCCAGCGCGATGAAGCCCCCGACGATAATCCCTAGCGGCGATGCCAGGGCCGCGAGGCCAGCGCCGAGCGTGGTTATCAACCACGTCCCGATGGTCACGATCCCGGAGAGGATGCCGGTGATGGCCGAGAAGATCGTGCCCAGGCCGCCGATCACGAAGGAGGCGACCGTTGCCGCACCGGCCAGGCCGATCAGTGCCGCGCCGACGGCGCCGATGATGGCGGCCCACTTGAGCCAGGTGACGACAAGTTCCTTGTGGGCGGAGATGAACCGCGTGACGCCGCCGGCGATCCGCGTCAGGTCGCCCATCCATTTCCGCAGCGTGGGCGTGAGCGCCTCGCCGATGGCGATCTGGACGCCCTCGACGGCGGACATGAGCTTGCGGAAGGAGCCGCCGAGGGTGTCGTCCATGGTCACAGCGGTCCGTCGGGCGACGCCGTCAATGCCGGTCAATTGCTCCCGCATGTTTTCGAAGCTGCCGGCTTTCGCCAGTTTCAAGGCAGCGGCCTGGCCCCGGCCGAAGAGCTCCTCGAAGATCGCCAGACGTCTCGCCGTGCCCATCGAGGCGGTCGCCTTGCCGATGTCGGTGAGGATGTCGGCCATCTTCCGAAGGTTGCCGCTGGAATCCACGGCGGCCACGTTGACCTTGGCGAGCGTCTTCTGCATCTGCTCGCGGGACAGGTTCTTGTAAGCCCGGGCCAGAGCCGTGCCGGCCATGCTCCCCTTGATCCCGTTGTTGGCGAGCACGCCCAGGGCGGCGGCGGTGTTCTCGATGTTTTCGCCTGCGGCGGCGGCTTGGGGGGCCACGTACTTCATGGATTCGCCGAGCTCGGTCAGGGTCTGAGCGGACTTGTTCGCCGTGGCGACGAGCACGTCGGCCACCCGCGTGGTCTGGGTGGTGTCGAGGCCGAATCCCCGGAGGGCCGCGCCGGCGATGGCCACGGCCTCGGGCAGTTCCGTGCTCGTGGCCCTGGAGAGGTCCAGCATGGGCCCGATGGCGTTCAGGATTTCGGTGGGCTTGAACCCGGCGCGGCCGAGTTCGGTCATGCCCGCGGCCACCTGCCGCGCGGTGAAGGACGTGGTCCTGCCCAGCCGTTTCGCCTCTTCGGTGAGTTTCTCGAACTCCTCGGCGGTCGCGCCGGTGACGGCCTGCACCTCGGCCATCTGGTCGGAGAAGCCGGAAAAGGTGCGGGCGGACAGCGCCAGGGGAACCGTCGCCGCTGCGGAGACGGCGAGCAACTTCTTGCCGAGGTTCATGACGCCGGCGCTGAACGCCTTCAGCCTTGCCTTGGCGCGTTCGAGTCCACGAACGAGCTGGCCGTCCTTGATAGTCAGCTCGACGTAGGCTGCACCGGCCTTGATACTGCGTGCGGAAACCATTACACTGTCTCACGTTCAAGAGCGGTCCTGAAAGGAGCAACGCCGTGGTGCGTGTGAACTATCGCAAGCTTGCCTTCGATAATTACCCGCCGATCTGCGCATACTGCGGTTTCGGTGTTCCTGAGATTCTTGAAGTCGCCCACCTGGACGGCGACCCCCGAAACAATGATGTTGCGAACCTTGCGATTCTTTGCCCCAACTGCCACAAGATGCATGACATCGATCTCATCCCAACCGATCTGCTCCGAGAAGTCAGGGATAGAGAGAGGCGCGTTGACTGGTCGAAGCGAATGAAGGATGCGGGGAAGAAGGCAGCGGCGACGCGAAAGTTGCGGAGGGAAAAGGAGGTTCACACTGCAGCTGGACGCAAAGCCGCCCTTACGCGCAAGAGACGCGCGGCAGCGCGCAAAGCCGTAGCGACCCGAACGCGCAAGCATTAGTTGGGCTCCTCCTCATCGGGCATCGGGAGCGCATACCAGCCCTCGGGAACGTCCATGACTCCCGCGACCGGTTTCCCGTCCGGTCCCATGACCCACACCTTCACGTCCTTCACCGTCTCGCGGAGTCGCACCGGCTCGCCGTGGGGGACATAGATCGTGCGCGTGCAGCCGGCGGACGCGGACAGAACCACCAGGAGCGCGATGCAGGGAAACCACGTCTTGCGGATGCGGTCCCGCAGGCGATCTCGGAGTTTCGGTTGTGTCCGGGCGTCTTGGCTCGTCCGACCGCACATCTTTACGAGCGCCGGGATCAGGGCCAGGAGGAGCGCAACGACAAGGGGCGCAAGTTCATTCACTTCAGGACCCCCTCGGTGTCCAGTTCGTTATGGACGATCTGAATACCTTCCTTCAGGCTGGCCGCCTCCGTCTCCGTGGCGCGCCGTCCATTCACCTGCTCGAACACGGCCAGGACGTACTTGAGCGCCTGGTCCAACCGCGCCATGCCCTTGTTGGAGACGTCGTCAGGGATCTCCTTCTCGGCGAAGCGCACCGCCGAGATGATCGCGCCCTCGTACTGCGCCCAGGTCGGCTTGGCCGCGTAGAGGCGGTTCAGAAGGTACAGCACGATGCCCGCGATGGCGGCGATGCCCGCAGGGCTGTTAAGGGCCGACCAGACCACGTCCAGGATTTCCTGCCAACTCATGACTCCCTCTCCTTTCGTTCGCCTTCCTTCGCCGAGGCTACGGAGGGCTGAAAGGCCTTCTTCAGAAGGCC